GAGACAGCGGAAGTCCTGAACGGCCTGATCCGCAACATCGAGCAGTCGTCGAATGCCGAGGTGGCTTACGACACGGCCCTCGAACACGCGGTGTTCGGCGGCTTCGGCTACTTCCGCATCAACACGCGCTACACCTCCGACGACACCTTCGACCAGGACGTGGTGATCGAGCGGGTCCCGAACCCTCTGGCGGTCTATCCTGACTGCTATTCCACTGCGGCGGACAGCTCTGACTGGAACTACTGCTTCGTCACCGACAGCATGACCAAGGCGGCCTTCAAGAAGGCCTATCCCGGCGCGGAAGAGGTGGATTGGGAAGGCGAGGCCTGGAGCGGTGTCGGTGCGCCGTGGCGTGACGGCGAGTTCGTTCAGGTGGCGGAGTACTGGCTCCGTGAAAAGGTCAAGCGGACCATCCTCCTCCTGTCTGACGGCATGGTGGTCGAGGAGGCGGACTACAAGGCCAACAAGCCCGCCTTCGATGTGATTGGCGTTCAGGTGCAGGGCTCGCGGGACGTCGAAAGTCACCGGGTGCGCCAGTACGTGATGAGCGGCGCGGAAGTGCTGGAGACGGTGGATTGGGCGGGGAAGTACATCCCGATCATTCCGGTCTACGGCGCCGAGGTGAACTTCAAGGGCAAGCGGCACTTCCGCAGCCTGATCCGCGGGGCGAAGGACGCCCAGCGGATGTTCAACTACTGGCGCACCACCTCGACCGAACTGGTGGCCTTGGCCCCCAAGGCTCCGTTCATCGGGCGCAAGGGTGCGTTCGAGACCGACGCGGCCAAGTGGGCGACGGCGAACGTCCAGAGCCATGCGTTCATTGAGTTCGACGGCCCCGAGGCTCCCCAGCGCCAGCCGTTCTCCGGTGTGCCGGCGGGTGCCCTGCAAGAGGCCCTGAACGCCTCGGATGACATCAAGTCGGTCATCGGGATGTTTGACGCCAGCCTCGGCGCGCGGTCGAACGAGACGAGCGGCAAGGCCATCATCGCCCGGCAGATGGAGGCGGACAACGCGACGTTCCACTTCATCGACAACCTGTCGCGGGCCATTCGCCATGCGGGCCGGGTGCTGATCGACCTCATTCCGCAGGTCTACTCCGTCCCCCGCGTCATCCGCGTCCTGGGCGAAGACGGCGAAAGCGAGATGAAGGCCGTCAATCAGCCGGTGCAGGTCGAGGAGGCCGATCCGCTGACCGACGAGGTTCGGGAGATCACGCGGATCTACGACCTGACCGCCGGCCGCTACGACCTGACGGTGTCGGCGGGCCCGTCCTTCGCCAGCCTGCGCCAGGAAGCGGCGAACCAGATGATCGAGCTCATCCGCGCCTACCCGGATGCGGCGCCGGTCATTGGTGACCTCCTCGTCAAGAACCTGGACTGGCCGGGCGCTGACGAGATTGCCGAGCGGATGGAAAAGGCGATGGCCGGCCGGGTCATGAGCGAGGCGGAAGGGCAGGCCCCGGACGCTCAGGCTCAACAGGCGGTCCAGCAATACGCCACGGCCCTGCGTGAGATGCAGGCCAGGTACCAGGCGCTTGAGGCTGACAAGAGCCTTGAGGCCCGGAAACTCGACATCGCGGCCTACGAAGCTGAGACCAAGAGGATCAGCGCGACGACCCGCGAAACCAGACTGCCCGCCGGCCTCTACACGGACGGCTGACAGAGCCCGGCCCGCCGTGAGGCGCGCCTTTCCCTTAGATGGACCCCTACCCCATGACAGAAGACGCGACCAATCCGGTCGACGTTGAGGATGATGCCATCCTCGACGCTCCGGAAGTCGACGCTGAGTCCTACAGCGACGACACCGACCAGGCGGAAACCGAGGGAGCCGAAGACGGCCAACCGGAGGACGACACCGAGGAGGTGGACTGGGACGGCGCGAAATACCGCGTTCCCAAGCCGCTGAAGGACGCTCTGCTGCGGCAGGCGGACTACACCCGGAAGACCCAGGAACTCGCCGACCAGAGGCGGACTGTTGAGCAGCACTTCACGTCGCTGAACCAGCGGGCCGAACTCCAGCAGGCGACCCTCGAGCACCGGGTGAACCTGCGGGCTGTGGAGCAGCAGCTCCAGCAGTTCCAGAACACCGACTGGCAGGCCTACTCGGCCAACTACGGTGCGGACGCCACGGCCTCGGCCATGGCCTCCTGGCAGCAATACAGGGACGCGAAGGCGGAACTGGAAGGCGCCATAGCGAAGACCGAGACGGAAGTGCAGCAGATCAGCGAGCGGTCTACCGCCAACGCTATCGCTGAAGCCGAGAAGGTCCTCTCGCGCGAGATCGAAGGCTGGTCTTCGGAACTGGTCACGACGCTTGCGGGATACGCTGCCGAAAACTTCGGCATCACCCCGCAGGAGCTTCGGGACAGTGTGGTCAATCCGGACGGCACGGCGGACACCCGGACCTTCAAGGTTCTGGCGCGTCTGCACAAGGCCGAGACGGAGCTGGCGAAACTGAAGGCCCAGACCACCAAGGCGCAACAAGCGGCCAAACAGGCAGCAGTCACCCCCGCCAAGGCCGTTGGCCAGCGGGCAGGCGGGTACAAGCCCGGCCTCGATGACAGCCTGCCGGCGGACGAATGGCTGCGCCGTCGTAACGCGCAACTGGCCAAGGCCGGAGCGCGCTGACCCCCAACATCACGGCCCGTCGAGATGACGCGCCTTTCCCATGAAGGACACACACCGTGCCCAACGCTCTCCTGACCCCCACAGCGGTGACCCGCGAGGCTCTCCGCGTTCTCCACCAGAAGCTGAACTTCGTCGGCTCTATCGTCCGGGAATATGACGACTCGTTCGCCCAAAAAGGCGCGAAGATCGGCGACACCCTCAAGGTCCGCCTGCCGAACCAGTACGTGGTCCGCACCGGCGCCACCCTGGCCGCCCAGGACACCAACGAGGCCAGCGTCGAGCTGAAGGTCCAGACCCAGAGGGGTGTTGACCTGAACTTCACCTCGGTGGACCTGACCCTGTCGCTGGACGACTTCTCCAAGCGCATCCTGGACCCCGCCATGTCCACGCTGGCGGCCTCCATCGAGGCCGACGCCATGAGCATGTATAGGGACGTTTCCCAGAGCGACTGGAACGGCGGTTCGGCGATCACGCTGGAAAGGGTGCTGAATGGGCGCGTGCTTCTTCAAAACGCCCTGGCTCCGCTCAATGACCGGACGGCCAACCTGAACACCACGGACAACGCCAAGTTCGTGGACGCGCTCAAGGGCCTGTTCAACGACACCTCGGGCATCGCCAAGCAGTATCGCGAAGGCTACATGGGCCGCACTGCCGGCTTCGACTTTGTCGAAAACACCATGTGGGGCAGGCACACTCGCGGTGCGGCCAACGCCTCCTACACGACCTCCACCCTCGTGGGCGTCCTGCCGATCTCGGAAAACCCGGTCTCGACCATGACCGTGGCCACCGGCGCCGGCGCGATGAACGTGGGCGACGTGTTCACCATCGGCAACGTGTTCGCGGTTCACCCCGAGACCAAGGTCAGCACCGGGACCTTGCAGCAGTTCGTGGTGGCGGCGGCTTACGCCGGCGGCGCGGGCACTGTGTCGTTCTCCCCGGCCATTGTGCTGGCTGGCGGCCGTCAGAACGTGGTCATCCCGACCACCTCGGCGACTGCGGCTATCACCTTCGCCGGCACGGCTTCCACGGCTGTGGGCATCTCCCTGCTCTACCAGAAGGAAGCCTTCGCCTTTGCGACGGCGGACCTGGTGATGCCGGGCGGTGTGGACTTCGCCGCCCGCGAGGTCATGGACGGCATTTCGATGCGGGTCGTCCGCCAGTACGACATCAACAACGACAAGTTCCCCACTCGTCTGGATGTCCTCTACGGCTACAAGACGCTCCGGCCCCAACTGGCCGCGCGCCTCCACAACAGCTGATCCAGCTGATCGACAGGGGGGGAGGGGCTTCGGCCTCTCCCCTTTCTTCTGGGGGACCGCATGGCCATCACGACCTACTCAGAGCTTCAGTCGGCGGTCGCCGACTGGCTGAACCGTTCGGACCTGACCGCCCGCATTCCCGACTTCATCACGCTGGCCGAAACCCGCATCAACCGTGACCTGCGCACACGCGAGCAGCAGGTCATCGCGACGGCCAACGTCGATACGCCCTTTTTCGCCATTCCCGGCGACTTCCTTGAGTTCAAGTCCTTCCGGATCACCGATGCGACTGGCAACGCCTTTGAGCTGATGCTCGCAACCCCGGAGCAGATCAGCGAGGCGCTGACGGAGAGCAGCGTTTCGAGCACCCCGCAGTTCGTGACCATCATCGGCGACCAGTTCCAAATCTGGCCCGCGCCCAGCCAGTCCTACGTCGGAACGCTGGCCTATGTGCGGAAGGTTCCGGCTCTTTCGGACGCGGCTCCGACCAACTGGCTCCTGACGAGCGCCCCGGATGTCTACCTCTACGGCTCCCTGATGTCGGCCGGCCCCTTCCTGCGGGACAGCGAAGCGCTGGTGACGTTCAAGACCCTGTTCGACGAGGCCATTGAGGCCATCCGCGTAGCCGACAAGCCGGTGGTCGGCGTCCTTCGCACCGAGTTCCCGCAGCGCGGCTTGCAGCGCCGCTACAGCATTTACTCCGACTTCTGAGGCTCCTGAATGGCCATTAAATTCGACACCACGACCCGTAATGCCGAAATGGACGCGGTAACGACCCGCGTAGGCACCTCGGCGCGACTGCGGGTTTACAACGGGACGCGCCCCGCCAACCCGGGCACGGCGATTACCACGCAGACCATGCTTGTTGAGCTGACCTGCAACGCCACGGCCTTTGCTCCGGCGGCTTCTGGCGGCGTCCTGACGGCTAATGCGATCAGCAATGGCACGGCGGCGGCCACTGGAACCGCCTCCTGGTTCCGCCTGTTCCAGTCCAACGGGACCACGGCGATCATGGACGGTGACGTGGGCACGTCGGGCTCGGACCTGAACCTGAACAACACCAGCATCGCCACCAGTCAGACGGTGAGCGTTACGTCCTTCACCGTGACCGAAGGCAACGCCTAAACGCCTTTGAAGGGTTGACCCCATGAGCCTGGCCGAACGTGTCGCCGCCGCCGATCTCGCCGGTCTTCCGGACTGGCGGGTCGCCGAGCTGCTGAACAGCCCAGACCCCAGCCTTCCGGAGGTTGTCACCCTGGAGAAGACCCTTCTGGGGCCGGCGGGCATTATGGTCGCTCTCGGCCCCGAGGCCGGGGCGCGGGTTCTGAACGCCATCGAAGCGGGCGCGGTGCAGGACGCGACGCTGCGCTGGGTCTTCTACATTCTGACGGACGGCGGGGTCGACACGGCTCACGCCTTTGTCCGCGCAGGGCTCGACGGC